AAAATCTGCTAGACGAAACATAAATTTTACTGTTCGACAATTGTACTTATCGTCGATTGCATTTGTGTGACTCATAATAATCTTCATATCATCTCTAACTTTGTCTAAGTCTTCTGTATGATTTTCTAAGATCTCTAACTTTCGTTTATATGATGCAATTGTCTTAGGAAGATGTTCCTTTTGAAATTCTGATGTTTCTGGATTATTTAATAACTCTTCTAAATGTTCGATTTTTTCTTTTGTTTGTTTTATTACATAATAACTCATAAAATCCTCTTAGTACTTCATATTGTATAATATATATAATTTATGTAAAGTTAATGTTCATGCATTATTTGGCGGTAAACGCCGTCAACTATCGGTTAAAGGATGGTCATTAATTAAATATCCGGAAGTTCATTATAATTAATAATACTATCTAATACCCCAATTACATAATTAGTCGACTCGCTTTCTTGCAATGCTGTTTGTTTTTTACTAGTGTCGCTATGTTTGTTAAACCAAGGAATTGGAGTTGATTTAGGTGCAGTTCCTTGATATTTGATGCCAATGTCTTTAAGGGCACCTACTGCTGTATAATCAACAAATTCTTTTAATATTTGAGCATTAAGACCGATAACCGGCCCTTTCTTAAATAGATAATCAGCCCATTCTTTTTCTTCACGAATAACATCAACATACATTGCATACACTTCATCTTGACATTCTTCTCGTATTTCAGCAAATCGAGAATCTTCTTTAATGACTTGATTAATTAAAAATGCGGTCCATTCTTTATGAAGAATTTCATCTTGTAAAATAAGGCTAATGATATTCCCATTACCGATGAAGATCTTATTTTCTACCATAGCAAGGCTTGTAGCAAACGATACCATGAAACGAAATGCTTCGAGTCCGTAACTTGCGTGAAGAGCAAGCCACACACCCTTAATGTGTTCCTTTTCTGATACGGACTCTCCAAGTTCTTTTTTACAGTTGAGATCATGTAAAGCATCATAATAACGCCCAATTGTAGAAGCCATACTAATGATCTCAGATGTGTCATGAATTGTGTTAAAAACATCTTTAGGGACATTATAAATGTTTCTGATGATATGGCTATAACTTCTACTGTGAATATTAGTCTCAAAGAAAGACCATGCTTGCACAAGTGCTTCTAATTCAGGCAATGAAACTACAGGGCTGAATACTTGTACAGGCCCTCGTCCTTGAATACTATCTAAAGCTGTTTGTCGTAGTAAGTTACTTGTGAAGATATGCTTAACAGCATCACTTGCATCTTTGAAATCAGCAGCATCTTTAGTTAAACTGATTTCAGTGGGCCGCCAAAAGAACCCCTGCTGTGTATCTTCGAAATTTGTTATCTTATTATATTTAACCTCTTCAAATCGTTGTACTGTAACCGGACCCGCAGGATCAAGAAACATCTTACGATTGAGGTAATCTGTTTTAGTTTCTAAGTTATATTGTGCTTTACTCATTAGTTTTTATTGTAATTTGTCTGTTCGAATCTAATTCGTAGTACCCACTTTTAAAAAATTCTTCAACATCAGTTAAAAACTCATTACTTGCAAGGCTAATGTATTGAACCCCGTTTACCTTAACAAATCTAAGTTTAATATCTCGATTGTTTACTAAAGGAATGATCATTGTTTTTTCATTCATGATTGATACCGTGTGATGCTTCCCACATTTTTAATTTTTCCATAGCCTTAGGATCGATTTTGTGGAAATTAACAAACCATTGGTTTGTAGATTTACTATATCTAACTCGCCAAGCAAAGTTCCATATTCTTAACACAAACCCTGCACTATGCTGATTTGATAAAGGATATACATTAAACCCTTGTTTAGGCGCTTCCCAGTCTTTTTTAAAACAAATCATATATTACCCCAATAATATAAATCTCTTGCATTTTCCAGCATACTTCTCGTAGATTGCTTTAATAATATCTGGAGATAATAATGACGCATCATCGACCCACATCGTATCAAAATCTCGTTCTACAACTTCTTTGCTTAATTCATCTCTATATGATTTAACAGGACCGGGTGCATATGATGGACTAAAGAATGCTATTTTCTTTATAATCTCTTGGGCTTGATTGGAAGTATTAGTAATTACAAAATCGGAAGAAGTAGCAGTTTTAGCAAGCAAAGTTGACTTGCCGCATTGTCTACCGGGATTATATCTAATTGTTTGATATGCCTTTGCAAATTCAACTGCTGATAACGAGTCCGACATAGATGTTCGCTCTTGCAACAAATTGTTAAGCTCTAACATTGAGTAAAATATATTTTCTAATTTATTTGGTATTCTGTTCATTTTTAAATTCTCTCTAAGGTTGGTTTTAGAGCTTACAACTTTCGCATTGATCATCTTCGAATTCTGGTAAATCAGCATCTACATAGTTAATTTTAATACCGTTATTAAATGCTTCAACCGGATCAACTTCTTTAGCACCTTTTTTGTTAATTAAACTATAATAGAAAGTCTTAATTCCCCAAAGTTGTGCCTGCATTAAGTTTTTAGCAATTAATGTAGTAGGTACTTTTCGATCTGGGAAGTGTGCCGGGTTGTAAAAAGTATTAGTTGAAATACTTTGATCTACATATGCAGCCAATACCGCCGCAGTCTTTAAATAACCTTGACAATCAGTTTGTTCCCACATAAGTTGATATTTGTTCTTTAACTTATGATATTCTGGAACTACCTGTGTAAAAGAACCTGCCTTGCTTTCTTTAGTACTAATGAGCGACATTGGCATTTCAATGCCGTTAGTGCTATTAATAACAACACTTGAACTTTCTACAGGAGCAATAGCCATTAAGGTAGCATTGCGGACTCCATGAGTTTTCATTTCTGTTCGTAATGTTTCCCAATCAAGTTCTGGTGTAAAGTCAGTTAACTCATTTGCACCATTCGCTCTAAGTTCCCACGGAAAGATTCCTTGACCATATCGAGTTTTGTCGCTATGTAAGCAAGGACCTCTCTCTTTAGCAAGTTCGACAGTTGCTTCTGTTAGATAAAACGCAGCGTGTTCTTGCCACAATTTAACTTCAGCTAATGAATCTTTTTCTCCATATTTGAGATTGCGTTTAGCATGCCAATATGCTAAATTAGTGACTCCAATTCCTAACGGTCTAAGATATTCATTACTTAATTCGCTTTGGATAGAGAGAAAATCTTGATAATCTAATATATTATTTAAACTTCTAAGCAAAATCCTACATGCCCTTCTCATATCTTCAGGATTACGAAATGCTCCCCAGTTTATAGATCCAAGTGTACATAAAGATATTAACGGCACTTTTCTTGTACATACTTTTTTAATTATTTTCATGTTATATCCTTGATTTACAATTATCAAAATGCCAACGTTTCATTTGACTTACTCCACCATATTTAGAACAATAAGTACATTGAATTATAGGTTTTCTGCCTCGTAATTTTTCTTTATGTTCTTCTGTTTTTGGCTTTCTCATTTTTTGTTTTGTTTCTTCAGATTTTGGAATTCCTTTAGTCGACCTTGATATAGATACAGCCATTTTCCTTAGTGATTCGTCAGACAGCTTTCGTCCGGTTGCGGCCTGGATTCTCATTTGTCTCAATTCTGATGCTTTTTTAAATCCATATAATTCTTCATATGTTTTTCCTTTTGCAACTGATTGTTTGCCCCACATTGGGTTTTTATTTCCGGAAATATTACGTTTATTAATACCAATAATATAATTATAACACATCGAAGTATCTCCACCATCACCTGATTCAATAATAATATTTGCCCAATCTTTTGATTCGACTATATTATTTTTAAATGAAAACTCGATGGCAGCATTAGACAATTCTTCATATGTTGAATAAGTGTTACCATTATTTAATAATTCGGTAGTTACATCATAACCATATTTCTTAATATGATATATCCATCGGGTTCCGCTTCCTTTATATTGATAAGGATCTTGGGAAGTTTTTCCGAAGTATTTCAATCCTGTTTTATTGTGAGTTTTAATGTAAAGATATGACGGTTTATATTTTTTCATGATAATAAATCTGCAATATCATCTTCTTCGTTCAATTCTCTTACTTTCTTTTTCTCTCCATTAGAAAGCAACACTTTATGCTGTCCCGGTAATGTAATTTCTTG